TAGTTTTACTCCCGACTCTAACATGGTCTGTACTAACTGACCCATCGGAGTAGGAAGAATTTTAAGTTTTCCGTAGCCGTTAGGACCATCCATCCACATCTTGGTAATCATATGACTAACACGATCTAGATTGATTTTTAAATCCTGAGGATGATCAACTTCTCCAAGAACGGAGTATCCGCCAGCGATCTGTTCATTGAGCGTCTTGACAGCCCTGCCAATTTCTTCGGACGAATAAACACGTTGATTTGCATTGCGAATATCGCCTTGAATGCAAATCCCGTTTAAATGCAGCGACTTTCTACCGTCGCTGCTTTCATCTCGCTCCAAGACAATCTTAGCCTGGTCAAAACTCAAATGTTCTGATAGAGTAGTTTTCACCTGTGTCATGTCCTATTATCTACGACCACGGAAAAGGCTTTGCTTGTTATCAGCTGATTCAGCTGCGCCTTTCTTTTCAGCGCCATGTCCTGGCTCTTTCTTGCTGAAAGCATTACCTGCTTTGCCGCCCGGAACATTGATATTACCAGCATTATCTTCTTTTGGACTACCTTTTAGCAAACCGTTTCCTTTTAGAGCACCGGTTTCGCTGCCTGTGGCTCCATCGCGACCACTTAAAATGTTTTGAGTAGTTCCACCCATATCATTCTTCATGTTGTCGATAGTAGATTTAGTATTGTCTGCTTTCTCAGCTGCACCTTTCTTTTCAGCACCGTGTCCAGCTGGAACTTTTTCAACGTACTCACGAACTGTTTCTAGATCGAAATCGTCTTTCATACCCATTTCGTCTTCGCCGCCCATGTCGTCGCCGCCCATGTCGTCGCCACCTTTGAGTTCGTCAAATTTAGCCTGTAGTTCGTCAACAATAGCGTCTAGATCTTGGAAAAGTTCTTCTTCAGACTTTTCGCCTTCTTCGCCTTCGTCGTCACCTAATTCACCAGCTAGATCATCAGTAGGATCTTCACTGTCTAGGTCCATCTCGTCGTCACCTTCAAACGCAACGTCTTCAAATTCTTCGTCGACCTTTTTGTCTTCATCTTCGTCATCTTCGTCAGAAGCTTCGTCGACCTTTTTGTCTTCATCTTCGTCTTCATCTGATTCTTCAGCGATTTCGCTGTCGATCATAGACTCATAAATTTCACGAGATGCAGCAACTACATACTCGTGGAACAATTCTTCTGCTTTAGCTTGATCTTCATTTACTAAATGCTCAAGCATTTGCTGTAATAGCTTATTATCCGCCATGGTTATTCTCCTAAAATGGTTGGGCTGTTTTTTATTTAACACTCTGATTATAAATCGGCGTTAAATGGTAGTTTTTTGATCGATTCGATCAGAATATATAGTATCCGGAAAAATTTGTCCGAATTCTTTGTATGTGATATGACTTAGATTAGATAGTGAAGGACCCAATTTATCTGGTATAAATGCATCAGGTTCTATCACCCTAAAGAATTGTATGTGCTTAAATTCCTTTATAACTTTTTCAGTTTGGCTTAACCAATTACCGTAGTAAGTTGCTGAATCCTGGCTTTTCTTATAGTTGAATGTATCTGCATAAACATTATTGAATTTTCCATTTATTCCCTGGTAATCGAATCCAAAAATGTACACAGTATTGTGTTCCTGGGTACAGGCAAACCAAAGTGCTGTAGGCCCGGAGCTCCAGCCTTTATGCGGATTAAAGAAGTTAATTGAGTTTTTAGTTTGTATCCCTTTGTTGGGATTGGTCCATACCTGATGCTTTTTGTGATATCCAGAATCTATGATTTCGTTGACCATTTTAACATCAACTGCTATCAAATAATGCGGAGAAAATTCTCTGTACTGCGCATTACAACCATAAACGATTCCTTTATCCAATAGATTAGCAGCGTTCAAACATTGTCTGCTAACGCCATTACCTAGTACAAAAGCGGGATTATTACGCAGGTGTTTCTGCTTCAACTGGAGTTGCATACATTTGTCTTATAAAATCCAGTTCAGATTGCTTTTCTAATTCATGAGCTTCGGTCTGAAGCCTAAGTTGATTAATTTGACGTAGAGTCAAACGTATTTTTCTTTTATCATTTTTTTCAACAATACTACTATCTCTGCTAGAGTCGTATCTACGATCCTGAGCAAAGTCGTTGTTTTTTTCGTTAAAATAAAAGAATTCATTAAGAAGCATAATGTATTTATTATTGAACTGGTGCAGCAGGTGCTGCTGCTTCTTCGCCGCCCGCTGCTGCTTCTGCCGCAGCGGCCATCTCTGGCGGTGCTTCGGTCTCTTGACCGCCTGCTTCTGCTGCTAGTCCCCCGGGCGAAATTCCTACACTGCGTAGCTGACTTTGTGCATCTGCTGGCGGTTTAAGATTGGAACCATTCTCTTCTCTCCAAAGACGTTCATTTTCTTTGATTTCGTCTTCGGTCATGCCTAAGAATCTCTTCATAGCAAAACGCTTGCTGAGATGTGGTATCTGAACAATCTGGCTAAATGTTGCTGCTCTAGCAGTATCTAATTCAGACTGTCGATAAGCAGCAAAGTTCTGTGGTTGATTAAATTTTAATTCGAACAGACTATTGTCTATGTTTATACCGTTGGAATTCAACCATAGTTTGAATTCTAAATCAAAAGTTTCTACAATATTAGCCTGTAGGCGTTTACAGTATTCGTTAAAACGCAGTTCTTGTATGTAAGCTGTACCTACTTTTCCGTCCGAAATAGCATTAGGTTGTTCATCAATAGCCGTAGGCAAATAACTTGCAGGAATACGTAATGCTCTGAACAGTTTGTTAGTAAAGTAGCGTAGGTCTGTAATTTCACCTAGATTAGTGCCGCCTGGCAGTGTTTCAACTTTTGACCCACGGCCTTCTGCTGTCTGCGGAAAGAAATAATCTTCGTTAACACTTAGCGGATTATAACTAGCGTCTATAACATTTGCGCCGCCGCCTGTTGATGAAGGAATACGACGTTGTTGTATTTCATTCTTAACACGTTCAACAAAACTCATAGCCATGTGTGCTGGCATATTGCCTACGTCTACATAAAATATACGTCTTTCTGGAGCACGTTGTATACGATAGATGATGATCGCATCTTCCAATAATTCTTTTTGTTTATAGACTTTGAATACAGATTCTAATAATGAATTACCAAAAGGATAGTTGTTATCTAATCCTTCGCTTAAACTAATGTGTACCATGTGTTTGGCATCAACAGTTACTTCATTAGTCTGTGTATGAAATCTAGTGCCTACAGGTCGAGCTGCATCTCCTACAAAGCCTCTGCCAAAGCCGCCACCTGATGTATACGAACTAGTACCGCTGGGTGCTGTATTAGTTGTACCGTGCGGAGTAGTTGCTATCAAATCTTTAAAATTAAAATTAATATCCCTTACCACATATTGTTCAGGAATTTTACCTTCACTTTCGTTTACTATAATTTTGACTACTTTGGCAGCATCAACAAATAACCATTTTTTTGTTTCAGGATCACGAATAAAAAAACAATCACCGTACTTAAATGTGTTTCTTATAATGCGGAATATTCTTGTTTCAAATTGATTTTGTTTAGTCCACTTTTGTAGTGCATCTTTAAGAATTTTTACTTCTGTGGCAGTGGGTTCACCCCTGAATACGCAATGAAACGGTGTAGAATTTTCTTTGTCTTTTTGAGTACAAAATTCTGTGAGGATATCTAGAGCAGCATTAACTTCCGAGTCCATATCCATTGTATCGTATTGCATATAACGTTCAACACGATTGGGTGCTCCGGCATATACATCTGGTAGAAATGACGAATAGTTTGCTCGTGCTGGCCCTGGACGGCCTCTGCCAGAAATTGGACTGAGACTGCCTCCTGAGTTATCAATGGTTACAGGTGTGAAATATTTTTTCCAACTCATTTTTATTATATCGATCTAAAAAGATCTTTGGATAATCCTCTGGTAGCAGCAACAGTTTCGGCAGTATTAGCTTCGTTCTGAGCAGTAATTTTTATTAATTGTGCCATCTTATTATTTAACTCCTGTAGCAGACTAGTTGCATTTTCTTGAGTAGTTCTTGCTGTTCCTTCTGCACCTGCTGCTTGTCTAGTTGTTGTATTTTGTTGTGCTGCCGCAGTTTCTTGACGTCTTCTATCAGCATCTGTTTCCATAGCTGCTCGCGCTTTTTCTGCATCTGTAATAGGTACTCCTGTAAGTGCTCTTGCAGTTCTAGCCAAACCGGGCGCTGCTGCGCCTTCTGCCTGTGGAATTAATGCGCTGCCTTCTACTTTACCAAACTGTTTTAACAGTGCTTCTGGCCCGGCAGTATAGTCTACCTGCTCTTTAGCCATTTCCGCTGCCTGTGCAGCGGCTTCTCTACCGCGCAGTTCTCTTTGCTGTAATTTTCTATTAGCCTCTGTGTATAGATTACGTTGTTCTATCTGTTTCCTAGTCTGTCTATTTTCTTGTAGTTGTGTTTCAACTTTAGCATCTCTTTGTGCTAAATTTGCTTCTAGAGCATCGTCTCTCTCTTTCTTTCTTTGAGCTCTTGCCTCTTGTCTAGCTTTCA